GTCTATAACACGGTCATCGAATCAAAAAGAAGACATAAAAGTTATTTTGCAGTTCTAAAGAATTATGCCCCAACAAACGAACCTCAACGTAGCACCATATTTTGACGATTTTGATGCGACGAATGATTACCATAAAGTATTATTTAAACCAGGATTTCCTGTTCAAGCTAGGGAGTTAACAACTCTCCAATCAATACTGCAAAATCAAATTGAAAGATTTGGACAACATTTCTTTAAAGAGGGATCTAAAGTAATTCCAGGAAATACTGGATACTCTCAAATATATTATTGCGTTCAGTTAGAAAATGTATATCAAGGTGTCCCTGTATCCGCATATGCGGATCAATTAGTAGGAACAAAAATAACGGGACAAAGTTCAGGTGTAACAGCATTTGTTGATAGTGTTTTATTTCCAGAAGATTCTGAAAGGGGCAATTTAACATTATATGTAAACTACTTAAATTCGAGCACAACTAATAATTCTACACAAATTTTTAGTGATGGAGAATCTTTGATTTGTAACGAATCATTGTCTTCAGGATTACTTGGAAATACTACAATAGCACCGGGAACTCCTCTTGCAACAACATTGGCAGCAAGTGCTGCTGCTACTGGATCTTCTTTCCAAATTGAAAGTGGCATTTACTTCATTAGAGGAAATTTTGTAAATGTAAATAAAGAAGTTTTAATATTAGATCAATATTCAAATACACCAAATTATAGAATTGGTTTATTGATTGAAGAAAGTGTTATTACTTCTGATATTGATGAAGAGTTAAATGACAATTCTCAAGGATTTAACAATTATGCTGCGCCTGGAGCAGATAGATTAAGGATTAGTGTAAGATTAACGAAAAAA